TCGACGGTCAGCGCGAAGTCTTACGCCGCCATGAAGCGCGGCTGGAAGAAGAGCAAGTGATGCCGAAGGTCGGAAAGAAGAAGTTCCCGTACACCGCGAAGGGCAAGATGGAGGCGATGGAGTACGCCAAGAAGTCCGGCAAGCCGATGAAGAAGGCGAAGGGCCGCTGACATGCCGTTCAAGTCCAAGGCCCAGCAGGGCTACATGTTCGCGCAGCACCCGCGCATCGCACGGGAGATGGCGCACAAGACCAAGTCCATGAAGTCGCTCCCTGCACGGGCGCGCAAGACGGCCAAGAAGGCCGGGCGGAAGGGCCGCTGATGTTCCTCCGGATCCGACAGACGTGGTTTCCCGTCGAGTCCATCGACCAGATCGACGACGTGGGCGGGCGTCTGCGGGTCCATCTCTCGTCGGGCGTCAAGATCGACCTTGACCCGATCGAGTCCGAGAAGGTTTCGGCCCGCGTCGCGTCGATGTGCGCCGGGGGCGATCAGGCTCCCCGTGCCGCGGCGGGCGAGTCGTCGCGCATCACGTCGCTTGAGGCGTCCGTCCGTGCGCTGGAGGCCCGCATCGCGTCGATGCGCGACCAGTTGGAGCGCGAAAAGGCAGGAAGGGTGAGGAGCCATGCTTGACTTCAGCAACATCGCGGCGATCCGCGACGAGATCGACCGTGCGGAGTGGTTCCGCGACCAGCACATGGCGACCCCCAAGGAACTGCGCGAGTGGTTCTGCGGGCAGGGATACCGCGACGGGTACGGATCGGACCACCCGGAGAACGCCGTCCATTCGTACGTCAGCATGGTCCTCCCGCGCATCATCCACGACAACCCGAAGGTGCGCGTCACGAGCGCGAGGCCGCAGGTGCAGCGCACGGCGTGCGTCGCGATCAGGGCGGCTCTGAACCGCTGGTCGCGCATGACCCGCCTGCGCGCGACCATCGAGCGCGTGGCGACCGACATGCTGATGGGATGGGGCGTGGCGCTGACGGTGAACGAGCCTCGCAGCGGCGACCGGAGGTGGGACGGTGAAGGACCGTACCTGCCGCGCGTCTACCGAATCGACCCGGAGCGGTTCATCATGGACCCCGCGGCGATGCACTGGGAGGAGGCCCGCTTCATGGGCCACGTCTGGGTGTGCGACAAGGAAGACCTCCTGCGCCGCGCCGAGACGGACGAGACGTGGAACCGCGAGGCGATCGAGGCTCTGGCTACGAACAACGGCGTGGACGAGTTGCGCGACAGCCGCGACGTTCCAGAGCGCCGGGAACTGGCGATCTACGAGATATGGGTTCCCGAACTGGACGAGGCCGCGGCGGAACTCGTCGACGAGGCGATGGACCAGTCGCTCTTCAACGGGACGATCTACACGGTCGCGAAGTACCAAGGCGGGAGCGGCGACTGCAAGTGCGAGTTCATCCGCAGGCCGCTTCCCTACTACGGCCCGCAGTCCGGCCCGTACACGATCTTCGGAGCGTTCAGCGTCCCGAACGACCCATACCCGCTCTCCCCGATCGTCGCCTGCCGCGACCAGATCGAGTACTGCAACGACATGGCGAAGAGCCAGCAGGAGAACCAGAAGCGGTACAAGCGGATGCTTGTCGGCGATGCGGCCAACCCGAAGTTCCTTCAGGACGTGGTGAATGCCCCGGACATGTTCGTGTTCGCGGAGAAGGGACTCGACGCGAGGAGCCTGCTCCCGGTCGAGGTCGGCGGCAGCACGAACCAGCACATCCAGTCGGTGGAGACGGCCAAGGAACGGCTCGACCGGGCCTTGGGCATGTCGGACGCCATGCGCGGCAACATCGCCGGGTCGGCGAGCGCGACGGAGGTTGCGGTGGCCGAGTCCGCAAGCACCATGCGGATCGCGCACCTGAAGCGGGCCTTTCAGGACTCCGTGGACACGGTGTTCAGGAACGTCGGCTGGTACATGTTCCACGACGGGAAGATCACGTTCCCGGTCGGAGGCGAGGATGCCCGTTCTGCCGGGATTCAGGATCCGGTCTTCGTCGGTGGGCTGAAGGTAGGGGACTGGGACGACATGCAGATCGACGTGGACGCCTACAGCATGGAGCGCACCAGCGAGTTGCTGTCCCAGAAGCGCGCCGTGGAGACGTTTCAGGTGGTCACGACCGCGGCGCAGGCCATGCCGTCCATGCCGTGGGTCCGGTGGCGCGACCTCATGTCGTTCCTCGGCGACGCGCAGAACGTTCCGCAGTTGCAGGACTTCATCGACGAGTCCGTGCTTCAGCAGGTCCAGCAGGCGATGTCGGCTCCCCCGTCCGGAAAAATGGCGGAGGGGGGTGTTGGCGGCGAAGCGCCTGCCGTCTCTCCTACGGGTGAGCCACAGGTGGTGCCTGCGCGGGCGCAGGCGGCGATCGCAGGTGCAGCAGCGAGGATGTGATGCCAGCGTACGAGTTTGAGACGAAGGAAGGCCGGATCATCGAGTGCGTCTTCGCCATGAGCGAGGTGCCAGCGATCGGCTCGACCTACGAGCATCCCATGTTCGGCACCGTGACCCGCGTCCCGAGCGGAACGCAGATCAGCCCGAACTTCACCACCGGAACATACCCCTACGTCAGCCGCGCGCTTCCGCGAAACCTCGCAGGAGTGCAGTGCGATGCACAGGGACACCCGATCATCCGAAGTCGCCGTGAGGAACGCAACGTAGCGTCCCGACACGGCTACGTCAGGGCAGAGGACTGAACATGGACAGCATTGCTGAACCCATCGTGCAGGCCGACACACCGTCCGATGGGGCGGTGGAGCAGGTCGTGCAGGACACCGCGCAGGTCACGGAAGCCGTCGAGGCCAACTCCGATGACGATGATGCCGTTCTGGCGAGGCTGCTCGACAGCATCGACACCGAGCATGACGGGGAGGCCGACGTGGATTCGTCCGCGCCGCCCTCTCCGCAGGCGAAGGATGCCGATGCCCCGTCATTCGACCGTGAAGCGGCCGCGAAAGTCCTGAAGAGGGACGGCGTGCCCGACGAGGTGATTTCCTCGGCTTCTCCCGAACTCCTCTCCAAGTGGGTGGAGGCTGCGGCGAAGCGGCAGAAGGACGTTGACTCGTACGGCGGTCGACTGAAGCAGTTGGAGGAGCAGGTGTCGAAGGGCGCGCAGCAGAATCCGGTGGTGCAGGACAACACGCCTGCCCCGGCGGAGACGCCTGCGGCGGCTGATCCCTTCGCGCAGATGGCGGCGGTGTACGGCGACGATGTCGTCAGTCCCGTCCGCATGGCCTTCCAGCAGCAGCAGGCGCAGATGCAGGAGCAACTGCTGCTTGCGCAGGCCCGTGCAGCCGACGTCTCGCTCCGCGTGCAGTACGGGAGCAAGGCTCCCGCGTACGACGCGGTCCTCGCGAAGATGTCGGAACTCGGGGCTGCGAAGCCGGGTGGGTACGCAAGCGTCGACGAACTCGCCGCAGCCGCCTACTCGGCCATCGTTGGATCGAAGCCGTCAGCGCCGCCGAACGTGCGCGCCAGCCAGCCGACCGCTCCAAGGAGCGCCCCGGCCCCGGTGAAGCCGCCGCCGCGCGACGCGGACGACGAGATCCTTGACCAGATCATGTCCGGTGCGATCTCGACGAGGCGCACCGTCAACAGAAAGTAAGGAGCAAGGCACATGCCTTCGATCACCCAGTTCAACGACTTCATGCAGAGCACTGGCCCTGCGTACCTGAAGTCCGCCGATGCCGTCATCAACGAGGCCGTCAAGAACAACTACGTCCTCTCACGTCTTCTCAAGGAGAAGGCCAGCGAGACTCTCATTCAGGGCGGCACCTCCGTCAAGGACGTGATCGTCTTCGACGACGCCTCGACCTACCAGAAGTACCAGCCCAACGACACGTTCACTTGGACGAACCCGCAGGTCACGGACACCCTGACCGCGCCGTGGCGTTTCTCGATGGACTACATGTCGTGGACTGATCAGGAGGTCGAACTCAACGACGGCGACGCCAAGGTCATGTACAAGCGTCTCAAGCGCGTCAAGGAGATGCGCATGTGGACGTCCATGCTGAACGGCATGGAGAACGACCTCTGGCAGTCCTCGTTCGGCAACGAGACCGCGATGGAAGGTTCAAGCGGCAAGGAGCCGTATTCGCTTCCGTCCTTCATCACCGAGAACGCCACGTTCACGACTCTGCTCGGTGAGCGCGGCGGCAACCCGTACAACTCGTCCGGCACCCGCTGGACTTCGGTTCTCGGCATCAACCCGTCCAACGATCCCCGATGGACGAACCAGATCTCGTTCTACAACAAGAACTTTTCCCTGACCGACAACCCGGTCACCAAGGCTGCTGGCGACTACGTCGGCCACAACGCGAATGCATCGAACACCCGCACGGTGTTCAACCTGTTCGGCGCGTTCGACGACATGTACCTGAAGGTGCAGTTCAAGGCTCCCCTGACCCAGCGTCAGTACTTTGAGGAGACGACCTTCCAGCGCCAGATGATTCTGTGCTCGCGTCTCGGCATGAACCAGTACAAGCGGACGCTGCGCATTTCCAACGACATGCTGGTCAATCCGCAGGATGCCGCCTACAACACTCCGACGTTCTCCGGCATTCCGCTGGAGTACTGCGCGAACCTCGACGACGCAGCGATCTTCCCCGCTGCCGCGTCCGGCACCAGCCCTGCGGACACGCTGTCTGGCCGCAACAACACCTCTTCTGGTCACACCGCTGCGGCGGTCGGCACGGAGACGGGTTCCGGAACGATCGACAAGGGTGCTCGGTACTACTTCATCAACGGTCAGTACCTCACGCCGATCTTCCACAGCACCCGCTACATGAAGAAGCACGACGTGATGCGTCACCCGAACCAGCCGTTCACTTGGGTGCAGCCCGTCGATTGCTGGTGGAACCTGTTCTGCAACAGC